GTGATCAGGGTAGCTTGCAGTCGCTGAGACGGCTGCATGAGCAGTATAACGATGACTTCCTGCCTGACATGAACGTGGAGTGGGATGACATCGACATCGACACGCTGCTGACCAAGAATGACCTTGAGGCACGTTGGACGTTCAATATTCCTACGCTTGCAGGGCATGTCGAAGGTGTCAATGCCGGACACTTGATTGAGATTGGCGCACGGCCCAACACCGGCAAGACATCGTTCCATGCCAGCTTGATTGCCAGCCCCGGTGGTATGGCAGCACAGGGTGCTAACTGTATCATCCTCTGTAACGAGGAAGGCAGTCACCGTGTTGGCGCACGTTATCTGACAGCAGCCACAGGCATGACCATGCGTGAGGTCAAGGCTAATCCTAGTAAGGCACGTGATCTGTACGCCCCCATCAAAGAGCGTATCAAGATCAAGGACGCCACAGGACGTGACATGTCGTGGGTTGAGTCTGTTTGCAAGACCTACAAGCCCGATGTCATTCTTCTTGACATGGGTGATAAGTTTGCACGGCAGGGTGGCTTTGCTCGTCCTGACGAAGCACTCAAGGCCAACGCAATCCATGCACGTATGATTGCCAAGCAATACGAATGTGCTGTGTTTTATATGTCACAGCTTTCTGCAGAGGCAGAGGGCAAGGTCATTCTCAATCAGGCAATGATGGAAGGGTCACGCACAGGCAAGGCAGCAGAGGCTGACCTGATGATTCTGATTGCAAAGAACCCAGCCAAGCAGGACGATGACCCCAGCGTTGAGGATTTGCAGCGTCACCTGAACGTAGTGAAGAACAAGCTGAGTGGGTGGCATGGTGTTGTCCATTGTGAACTGGACTATCGTACAGGAAGGTATATGGTGTGATGCAGGGAGAACTCTTTACATTTTCAAAAGAAGAAATTGTAGAAGGGTTGGAATGCAACAACTGTGGTGAACTTCAACCCATCAATCAGTTTCAACACATGGAATCTGGTGAGATAAAAAGAAAGTGTAGAACATGTCACCGTAATCAGGGACAGCTAGTTAAGCGCCTAAAACAAGAGAACCCATATCCAGACGAGCATTATGCTTGTCCTATCTGTGACAGAAAGATGGAAGAGATAGCTAGAAAAGGACAGAGGCGTTTGCAGAATTGGGTGCTAGATCACTGTCACGATACAGAGACGTTTCGTGGCTGGGTATGTCACCACTGCAACACTGGTCTTGGGGCGTTTAAAGATTCGCTTGACAGGGTACGCAAGGCTGTATTATACCTACAGCAACATGAGGAGAAGAAGAATGAAACTGACACTTGATGTAGAAAACACGGTGACACACCGGGATGGTAAGATGCACCTTGATCCGTTTGAGCCTACCAATTCACTTGTAATGGTTGGTATGCTGACAGATCAAGGCCAGTGTCTGACATTCCCATTTGACCACGCTGACCGGCCCAATCAGGAAGACTACTACGAGCGTGTGCAGATGATGCTGGACGAAGCTACCATCTTGATATGTCACAATGCCCCACACGATCTTGTGTGGCTGTGGGAGTCTGGCTTCAAGTATGATGGCCCTGTGTTTGACACGATGCTGGCAGAGTATGTTATGCAGCGTGGGCAGAAGGAACCGCTGTCTCTTGACGCATGTGCGCAACGCTATGAACTGAGTTGGCAGAAGCAGGACACCCTGAAAGAATATTTCAAACAGGGCATAAGTACCAGAGACATACCGTACAATGAACTGACGGAGTATCTTGTGGCTGACCTTCACGCGACACAGGAGTTGTCTGATAGGCAGTACGCAAAGCTACTGAGCAAAGAGTATGCAGGTCTGATGGACACTGTAGTCCTGTCTAATCAAGTTGCTGTCGTGCTGGCTAAGATTTACCAGCGTGGCTTCAAGGTAAACGAGAGTGTGCTGGAAGATGTACGTGTCGAGTTTGAGAATGAGAAGCAGACACTGACAGGTGAGTTGGAGACTATGGTGCATAAGTTGATGGGGCATCGTCACGTCAATCTCAATAGCCCAGAGCAGTTGTCTCAAGTAATCTACAGTCGCAAGCCTATTGACAAAGCCATGTGGCAAAACAACTTTGATCCGTACATGTCAAAGGAGTCGTACAAGACTGTGATGAAAGAGAACAGCGAGATTGTCTACAAGAAGGAACCGAAGCAATGCGCTGACTGCAGAGGCTCTGGCAAGGTATATCGCACACGCAAGGATGGCAGCAAGTATGCTCGTCCAAACAAATGCAAGACCTGTGATAGCAATGGCTACGTGTTCGTGCAGTCAGACAGGATCGCTGGGCTACGCTTCACTGCACCAGATGCCAAGTGGGTAAGTGCCAATGGCTTTACTACAAGCAAGACGCACCTTGAAATACTAGAAGGATTTGCTAGACAGCATAAAATGGATGAGGCAATCGCTTTCTTGAACAAAGTAAAGCGTCTCAGCGCACTGGACACATACCTGTCGTCTTTTGTTGATGGTATCAATACCTACAAAAAGGCTGACGGCAAGCTGCATGTCCGTCTGCTGCAGCACCGCACGGCCACTGGTCGCTTCTCTGGCGCTGATCCAAACATGCAGAACATGCCACGTGGCGGCACCTTTCCTGTAAAGAAAGTGTTCATATCACGGTGGGAAGGTGGCAAGATTATGGAAGCTGACTTTGCACAGTTGGAGTTCCGGGCTGCTGCGTTCCTATCACAAGATGGAGTTGCTATTGATGAAGTATCTACTGGATTTGATGTACACTCATACACCGCTAAAGTTATTACCGATGCTGGTCAACCTACGGATCGTCAGACTGCGAAGGCGCATACGTTTGCTCCGCTTTATGGCGCAACGGGATATGGGAGAACTGCAGCGGAAGCGGAGTATTACACCCACTTCAATACGAAGTACAAAGGGATCGCAGCTTGGCATTCCCGATTGGCTAAAGAGGCTCTAACAACAAAGATGATTACTACGCCATCTGGTCGTCAGTATTCATTCCCGAATGTTGTACGTAAGATGAATGGAACTGTGTCTTATTTTACGCAGATCAAGAACTACCCTGTGCAGGGGTTCGCCACGGCAGACATCGTACCTGTCGTATTGCTTGAGATGGAACGTAGGCTGGCAGACATGCAAAGTTGCATTGTTAACACTGTGCATGACTCCGTGGTCATTGACATTCATCCAGACGAAGAAGACAAGGTTATTGGTCTGATAAAAGATATCAACGAGAACCTTACAGACTTGATCAACACATCCTTTCAAGTCCAGCTAAATGTTCCAATGCTTTTAGAAGCAAAAATTGGCCCAAACTGGCTTGACACGAAAGATGTGGCGTGATATAACTATGGCTCTTGAACTCAAGAAAGGAGTAAAGAAATAATGAGTGAACTTATCAATGTTAACGCTGGCAACTTTGCCGCTATGGCAAAGCTAACTGGCATTGCCGATGATGGCAAGACTAGCAAGAAGACGAATACCCTCAATCGTCTGCGCATCTGGCACCAGCCAGTTATGGGTCAGGCAGAGGTAAATGGTCGCCTTACGAATGTAGAAACGATTGAAGGTGGTATGTTCCGCCTTGAGATCATTGAAGGTGATTCATCTAAGTTTGTGTACAGCAAGACTGTAACCATGCGTCCGTTCATGCAACGGTTCATGTATCGTAGGTACATTGCTAACAAGAACCCCAAGCCAAACGAGCCGAAGGGTAGTTTTCATCGTACAATCATGGCGGATAGCCTGAACATTGACCTGAAAGATAATACTGGCAGGTTCAACTGTGGTAAGCCGTCTGGGTATATTGAAGACTTCAAGGCACTGCCGCCTGATATGCAGGACTTGATCCGGCAGATTAAGCGTGTACGTGTAGTGTTTGGTGTGGTGACTATGGACAATCCTGTAGACGCTAATGGTAAAGAACTGGACGAAGTGACCACCCCATTTATTTGGGAGATTGACAACAAGGATGCCTTCAAGGCTCTTGGTGATGAGTTTGGCGTCTTTGCACGTCAGGAACGTGTTCCGCTCATGCACAACATTGTCTTCTCTGAGAACATCAAGAATGACCTACCGAATGGTAGCAGCTACTTCACGCCGAAGTGTAAAGCTGACATGTCAGTGCTGCATGATGTGACGCCAGAAGATGAAGAACTGTTTGGAAACTTCCTTGAGTGGGTGAAGAACTTCAACGACTACATTTGTAAAGAGTGGGATGAAAAGGCCACCAAGCGTCAAGAGGAAAGCGCAAACGCTATGTCCGAAGACGATGCAGAACTTGTAGAAGACTTCATTGAGATTGAAAGCGAGGTAGCATAATGAATCACTCTGCTGAACTGGCGTTGCATAGGTACATGGATGATGCCGCAAACGGTAAGTCCACCATGTCGTCTGAAACAATTCAACAAATTGCAACGGACATCATGGGTGCGCTTGCTCGTCAGTTTGGCGAGAAAGAGCCACGTAAATTCAAGCTGCGCATGTCTAATGTTGGTAGGCCAACCTGCCAGCTATGGTTTGAGAAGAACAAGCCAGAGGCAGCGCAGCCGAAGTCTAGCAACTTCGTAATGAACATGATGCTTGGAGACATCGTTGAAGCTGTCTTCAAGGGGCTATTGAAAGAAGCAGGAGTGAAGTATGGAGATTCAGATAGCGTTACTCTTACTCTGTCAGACGGTACAGAGATCAATGGAACGTATGACCTTGTTATTGACGAGGCTGTGGACGACGTTAAATCTGCGTCTGACTGGTCTTATCGTAATAAGTTTGACTCCTACGATTCCCTCTCTAGTGGTGATGGCTTTGGCTATATCGGACAGCTTGCTGGCTATGCTAAAGCAACAGGCCAACGTGCTGGGGGTTGGTGGGTAGTCAACAAGGCAAACGGCAAGTTTAAATATATTCCTGCCACCGGCATTGACATTGACCAAGAGGTAGCCCACATTGAGGAAACCGCAAAGAAGGTAGAGGCAAACGAGTTTGAACGGTGCTTTGAACCAGAGGATGAATACTTCTACAAGAAACCTACTGGCAATAAAATCCTGAACAAGAACTGTACCTTTTGCGATTATAGGAATGCTTGCTGGCCCAATCTGATTGAGGCACCGCAAGTGAAATCAAAAGCCAAGTTTCCTAAACTTGTGCAGTATGTCGAACTGAAAGAGGAGTATGTAAATGACTGAAGAAATCGACACGTTGCTTGAAGAGATTGAGTCAACGGAAAAACATCTTGCGGAACTTCGTAAGGAGTATCGTGAGCGTAAGACGGCTGGCCTACGTGCGGCATTGCAAGCCCGTGCAGAGGCAGAAGAGTTGCTTCGTCAGGAGATGAAGGAACTAGGGTATGGCTACCGTAGCCCATACATTACATATCGTAGTGTAGGTAGCCTTGCCTAACTTTACAGCCTTCCGTGCAGCACGTAAGTATGGGTATCGTAGTGGACTAGAGCATAAGCTGTCCCTCTATCTTGATGAACTCAAGGTCTTGTACGA